AGTACGTTGAATGCGGTTATATCAGTGGTTCCAGTATATAAAATCTCTGTTCCCTCTGGTAGCTTATGCCACTTTACAAAGCCAGGGCTTCCAGTGGTTCCTGTTATGGCTAAAACCTTTTCAGAGAACTCAGCAAATTGTGGTTCGAGTGGGATAAGTCTTACTAACTGTGGGTCAGGAGAAGCTGCACCCATAGTAGCGATCAAATTTGTAAAGTATGTTCGTGTAGTAGCGTCGGCAATTTCTACGACCTTAGAGCCACCGCGAAATTCTGCTCCACCTGTCATCTGCGGGATCATGTTAAGCATTGTTTCACACGCGTTGGCGTATGCTGCTGTGTCTGATCGTCCCTTCATCTTTGACGACCATTCGCCTGATCCGAAGTTATTGAGTGTGTGCGTGAATTTCATTAGTACCTCGCATTAAGCCAGGTGTCAGCGTAGACCCGATCTCCTAAGCTTTCTTGTGCATCGAATGAGCGTATAAGTCTGATAGATTCTTTATACTCTCGTAGTAAGCCATCTTTTAATGTGGCGTTTTTTGTAATTGAATAGCAAATGTCGCTCGCAATTTTAAGAGCTAGCAGTTCGCTAAATCCAGGGGTGAACTTACTCACGTCCGTGATTTGTTTTATGTACTCTATTTCTACTTCGGCCCAGTTAGCCATCAAGTAACGACCTTCTGTTCGCCATTCCCCAGGTTTTGGGATATCAGTGTTTACAACTCGTAAACAATCAGAAGGGAGTAAGAATCGTGTGCTCCAGTACTTCGGAGGTGTGGGGTCTGCAGCAAGTGTAGATCGGCCAATAGCGAAGTTCCACGGATGAGAATACAATAAGTCATCCCTGACTTTTGCATAATGTTCCTTAAGCAACTTTGCACGCTCATTGTTATCATTAAGGCTCAGTATTCGCTGAGCCCCAACTTTAATAAGCGCACTATTACAAATTTCTACTTCGCTAGTAGCCATCTATTTCCTAAACTTTTACGTATGTTACGCAAATATTATATACGCCTGTAGCTGTTGCTGCGCCCATAGTTACGATTAAGTTTTCATCAACAGTGTTAACTGCTGCGAAAGGATAAGCCGTAGTAGTAGCTGCTGCTGTTGCTGCAGAGATATACTTAGTCGCTGTGCCAGCGATACCAAGGGACATCGTACCACCATTCGTTGGTGATTTTACTGTAGCAGAAACCAGTCTTGCGCCAGCAGGGATTACGATGCCTGTGTTGATGATGTCTGCAGCGCCAAGGTTTGCTAAAGACGTGTACTCTTCGTACGCGTGAGTAACAGCACCTTTAACTTCTCCAGGTCCAATTTTTACAGTTGGGTTAGCAACCGTCTTTGCGTAATTAACGCCATTAAATGTAGCCATGTGAACTCCTTTTACTTAGGGGGCATAGCCCCCGTTTAATTAAGCCTCTTTACAGATAACTTCGACAACTTGCTCTTCTTCCATACGAGTTGCCCCGATAGACATACGAGCGTAAACTTGCATAGCGTAACCTAGGTCATCACGCTCACTCATTTTCGTTACGAAATCTTCACCAACTGACATCAACAATGCAGCTTCACTCATCGCGAAACAAGCACGTGATCCAACTACTGAAGCACCTGCACCAACAGCACCAGTTGCAGCCGTAGCTACAGTTGAAGTTGTAAGGCCAACTCGCTCAGTGCGAACGAAATCAAAACCCAAGAAAGTGTTTACTTCACCTTTTACTAAAGCGTTTACTGAGTTGTAATCGGTAGAAGTAACTTCAGTTTGACCCAATAAAGCGTCAATCTGTGAAGAAGTAACTACCATGTAGCGTTTTCCTTCGATCTCTTTAGCATCCATCATTTTTTTGATTTTACGTAAAGTTGCTACGTTAAGGTCAGTGAAAGCTGCACCGTTGTTCGCAGCATACTTCTGCGTGCTCGGGTGAACAATAGCTGTTTGACCAGTCTCGCCGCCGTAAGCACTAGCAACCGAAGCTGCGATGATTACGTCATCTTTAGAGCGACCGAACGACCATGAAGCAGCCAAAGCATACTCAGATGTCGGGTCGATTAACATACGAATTTTATCTTGATCGTCAACTAGATCAGACCACTCGTAATCTTCCATCGTAACCATACGCCGAGAGTGTGGAGTATCCATTTGCGGTGTAGCCGCATGACGACCAGTTCTTTTTACCGCTGCTGTTAAGCCAATGCGATCAAAGAATTGTGCCTTGCTTTTCTGAGATTCTTTACGAACCTTATCAGCTAAGCGTGAACCTTTTTGTTGTGATAAGTGCATGACGTTTGTATTAAACTGCTGCACGAATGCTTCTGTAACTTGTTGTGACATATTGTCCTCCAAAAATAAATTGTTTTTGTTCTACGAGTTTTTGAGGTGTCCTCGTAAGAGGGCTCTATGGGTTCCTATCGTGGCCTAGGAAAGCATGAAGGGGTTCAAGAATGAAGTATCCCTGAACCCATCGTGAATAGCTTATTTAGATTTGTAAAGTGATTCGTGAAGCTGACGCACTTCAGCAACAGCATCCTTATGTGCTGGATGCTCTTTAAGATGATACGGATGGTTTTTGTCGCCCATAATCTTATTGATGCTCGCCTTTGTTTCTGCAGGTGTAAGTACCTGAGTTCCTGAGGAATTTCCGCCAACAAGTTTATCTTCCTTATAAATAGTCTCACCAAGTTTTGCCAAGAAAACCATAGTTTTTTCGTCGCCTCCAAGCCCTAGACTTTTGAAGTGCTCGACCATTTCAGGACCACCGATAGATGAAACAACTTTATTCGCACGAGCAACATTCATATCAAATGCGTCACCCCAAGTTGATTTCAAATTCTCTACTGTCTTTGTGAATGATAAGTCTTTGGCTTTTGTAGCCTCGACAGTTGCATTCATATTGATATCAGAGAACCACTCAGCCAATGCTTGAGCTTGCTTCGGTAATACACCTAGCTTGTGCGCAGTAGCTTTGAAATTATCACCGAACTTAGGATCAATCGTAGCACCTTCTTTAAATTTTACAGTGTACTCATCAACTTTTTCAGGCACACCAAGTTTACGGTAGATGTCCATCCACTCAGCTTCAGTAGTATTTTCATTTGGCACTGGAATCTTAGGTCCACCAATAATCTTTTGTGCATTCTTATACCCACTTGCTAGGTCTGAGACTGACTTATACTTTTTTAATGAAGCATCTTCCTGTAGTTCCTTTGGTAAAGCTGCGCGCCAGTCGGTTGCTTGGTCAGCTACAGGTGGAGTAGCTGGGGGCGTAGCAGGTGGAGTCGCTGGTGGTGTGGCAGGTGCCCCTCCAATTAACGAATCTCCTTCGGGCGCAAGCAATAATCTACTCTTCCATCTCTTTAACATACTCTCGTATCCTTTCTTCTAGGTTTTGTACATCGGTGTTTAAGTACACCATAATTCTTTTTATTACAGACTTCTCACCCTCAGAATACGCCAGTGTTGCGTGGTCTAGTGACCTCGGAGTAGATAATAAATCGTGCTCGCGCATAAGATCGAACAAAACAATCTTACCCTTCGGGCTACCGAATATATCTTGGTACGCTCTGCGCACCTGTGTTTGTTTTAATGCCTTTGCTTCTTGTGTCTTTGCTTTACGTTGCACTTAAACCTGCATCTTTCATTGTTTTAACAGCCCCAGTTACCTGCTCCTGCTCATGCATGGCCTGCTGTTGCTGCATCTGCTGCTGCTGCATCTGGGCTCGTGCGTCCCGTACCTGCTTAACAACCGCGTCGGTATTTAACATCTCAGTAGGGGCACCATAAACCAGGGATAAAGTTTTGACAATGCTATCTGTGTTTAGCATATCCACTACTTCTTGATTTACTGCAGCTAAATTAGGGATAACTTGCAATACGCGTAGGATGCTTTGAGCTTCTGTCACTCGTTGTGACTTAGCAATTAAAGATGAGTACTTTACATCGATCTTCATGCCTGAAAGTTCGGCTGGTGGCATCTCGATTAATTTTCTGTCCATCATTATCTGGAAAACTCTGTTGATAAGTGGGCGAAGGAACTCATTCTGCATCCGTCCGAGCAACGGACCAAGTAGACGCATTGATTCTTCAGTTCTTTGCAGTACTTCGGTAGCTGTCATCATAGGGCCACCTTGCTGCAGCTTTAATTGATCCACAAAGTACGCATCTTTTACGCGCTGTCTGCGGTCCTGCATAGCTTGGTATCCGAAATCGAGTCGTGTGTCGTTGAAAATTGGCTTAATAGGAGGGGCACCAGGTCGGGTGTAGTTGATGCCACCTGGTCTTGTAATCAATGGAAGGATTACACCATCGTCTTCCATCTGAAGTGGTGGTTGCACAGCAAGCTGCGCACCAATGAGCATTGTCTCATTCATTTTATTTAATACTTTTAGCTCGGGAAGGGCTGTCATTCCAGGTGAGCGCCCATACTTTTCACCTGCAGCCTTCGTGAATCGTGGAACTACATACGGAAGATCAGAAAATTCACCTGCGCTGATCTCATGGTCGCACTCTGGTAAAATATACTGTGAAACAAATTTCATTTGATCTTTAGACTCGCTCGCAGATACGATGTACTTAGGGTACACCGCGTGTTGGACGATGAATAAGCACTCGTCTCCATCCTTAAAAGCCTTTTGAACCTTCTTAGACACATTGTCTATCCCAAACTCTTCTATGATAGCTGCTGCACTCCACTTCCACTCGCGGTATACCTGATCGACCATGCCCAGTGGGGACTCATCAATGTAAAAATCAGTAATGTATCGAGTGTTGAAGCGAACTACGTTCAGAACGTCCTCTTCAATTTGCATTGCAGATGTTCCGATTGCACCCAAATCTATATATAGTTCGTGTACTTCAGTTTGAAAGTTTGAATTGTTTAAAACATTATGCATGCCGCGCGCAGTTTTTTGCAGCCATGCTCGAATCGTGCTCTTAGAATCCATCTCTAACTTTCCAGTGGTCAGTTCAAACCACGGCATATCAGGATTCGTAAGTAACCCATGAAGGGTTCCAGCTAATAATTCATTGGAACTTAATCCAGTGTTATCTAAAAGCTGCCAAGTTCTTTTCTCACCATCGGATTTTGTTGCTGTGATTGTACTTTTACGTGGTAAAATATGGTCTGTTACTTCCTGCCAGTGGTTTTCCCATGTGCCTCGCTCACTTTTAAGCTTAGCAATCTTAGCTTTAACCTTGGCTACGGAAAGTTTTTTAATTTGTTTTTTCATTTATTATCCTAATAAGGTTGAGCGATTAGTTTTATTTCCAAGTAGAGATACTGCGCGTCCTGGTGTGCGTCTCTGACTCTCCGTAACTCCACGAAGTAGAGATTTTACTTGGTCTGTTAGTGCGGTAGCCTCTGCGACTTTAGTCGCATCCACTACGTCTGCTGCGTCTTGCTCAGACTTTTTAGTGGCCTCGGTTACTTTTCTTTCCATAGCTGGAACTGAGTTTGTTGCACGGTTTACATCGTCAGGATTTATCATACCGCCAGTAGTGCTGAGGAGTACTGCATCTAAAAGCGTTCTACCTGCATTATTAAAATCTCCTGAAGCCATTAGCGCAACTCCAGAACCTATATTCTGCACATTACGCTCGATATTTTTACCTGTATCATTAATAGCAGTACCAATATCGTTTGCTGCGCGTTTAACTGTTTTATCGGGACTCTCACACATACTCTTCTCCTATACAACTTTAAAGTCATTCTGAGATTGTCTATTTTCCCTACGCCCCGACTTATTCGGATCGCGGTTTTCTCGCAGTGCCATGGCTCCTACGCGGAAACCATCGGCACCATGGGATGCCCAGTTATGTTTTGGATTCTGCTGAAATATTTTATTCTTAGAATCCCACACACGTTCGTAATTTTTTAGAGCTTCAATCCCGTTTAAACATTTTGTCTTATCAAACCAGCTTTTTGCAAGGATTAATCGTGATGCTTGGATTCCGTCGGCTGGTTTATGCTTCGCTGCCACCCGTACGCGAACGCCACGGCAGAGTGCCTGCAATACTTCAAGCCTAGACTTACCTGTGCCCAACTCTCGTACGGCTCCGTCATGCGGCAGTACGTGCTCTTCGTAGGCATAGCCCTTTTCTTTTAAGATTCGGGCGTAGTGGTCCAGCCCCATCCCACTTTCTTCGTGGTAATCAATCCACCTTACCTCGCGCCCACCAAGGTTCTGCGCAAACCAGATGACAGTTGTGTCATCCATCCCCAAATCCCAAAATGTGTGTACGGGTAGGATCGGGTCGTATCCGATGTTCGTGATGCGCCCTTCTTTGTCGGCCTTTTCCATTTCTTTTCCGTAGTACGCCCCAACTAATGCTGCAGAAAACGAACATTCAAATTCTTGCTCGTATTCATTCTCTGACATTGCTGTGCGCGCAGAAGCAAGCTCCTCATTCGGAATAATATTAGTCTCGGAAGATTTATATATAGCGGAAAACCATTCATCCGACGCCAGTGCAAATTTGTAAATCTCGTAAAAATGGTTCGCACCCTTTGGAGTTCCGATGAAAAGTACCCACCCTTCTCGGTCCGAGATTGCAGGACGCACAACAGATGACCATACTTCAGGGTTCATCTCCGCGTACTCATCGAATACTACCCCATCCAAGTAAATTCCCCGTATTGACCCAGGGTTTTCCGCACCCAACAGTACAAAACGTATTCTGTCGCCCGTCGCGGGTCGTGGTACGTCGATGCGCAGGTCCGCCTCATTGATAATAACCCCAGGCATTTCCTTTAAATAATCCTTCAGTAAATCCCACGCAATCCGCTTAGCCTGCCCGTAAGTCGGCGCAATGTAGGCGTACTGCGGGTTTTTTCTATTGTTTCGGAACGCTTTATCGATGAGTTCGTTCAACGCCAGGTGGGTTTTTCCGAACCGTCGGTGACAAACCACCACGTTAAAGCGTTTAAATAATCTGTGCAACACCAGTTGTAGAGGTCGGGGTATGTACCCCGTGCTAACCTTCTTTACCTGCATCTTTGACTTCCCTTTCTGGTGCTCTGTCGATACCAGTGTAGACTACGATTTGCGTCGGTGCATTTATTGTGGCTTCTACCTTAGTTTTAGGATTGTACTTTTCATGATCGACACTTGCAGCCCACTTGTGCGCATCAACACGAAGCTGTGCAGCACCAAGCGGGTCTCTACTTTGCGCGATTCGCGCCTCTTCCATAGCAGCGTCTCTGTGAAATTCCGCACGATCCCTTCTTGCAGAATTTAAGGCTTCTTCAATTTCTGGGTTGTGTCTCTTCCATCTGCACAGCAGGTTGTACGAGGGCATATCCTGCTCTTTACAGATGCTTGTGAGGTTTCCGCCTTCGGCAATTTTCTGACAAATCAAGTCTATTATGAGAGGAGAATATGTAACTTCGGGAACAGCCATCAATGCAGGGTTTACACCACGCTGAATCCAGTGGGTACCCTTTGGGGTGTCTACTTTTATGAGGTCCGTGGGCGTGGAGTTGATGTGATCGCTGGCGTACACCACGATGCTGTTGCCAGAGAGGGAGTCGATGACGTGGACCATGTTTCCACGGCGCTCGGCGAAGTGGCGGCCGTCTTTGAGCAAATCCAGGATATTGATTGTGTCTGTGGGCTGGTTTTCTTGGGACATTTTCTTAGGATCGTGGACTCCAAATGCTTTTGCAAGTCAAGGAGATTGTGCCGTGCGTTATATTTTTCCCAGATTTTTGTGTGAGTTGGAAAATCTTCCCATAATACGCGGGCCTAGTCACGAATCTTGGGG